AGGACCCCCCTTGGCGCTCACGTGCCACCTCTACCTAGGATCTCCAATTCTAGGTAGTTGCTCCCAGAGGTCGACCTGTTCGGGGAGAGCCTCCCTCGAATGGTAGTCGTCCTCTGAGACCCGCTGGAGAGCTCCATGTCACTCGATGAAAAAGTAGTGAAGGAACGTGACCTCGTAGTTAAACCACGAGGTACGCTCTCTTCTCTACTCCGAGCTACTGATGGTTCTGGAAGTTCTTCCCAGACTTTCGTCCATCAGCAGATCGGTCATGAGCGCACCGATTCAGAGAACCATCGGTTGTGGAGAGGTCGCAATGAGATCCTGGCTAGGTATGCCCGAAGGGGTACACCTGTCCCGGTTCGAATGCAAAACCTCATCCGCAACGCGGATATCGGTGGGAATTTTCAGTCCGTCAAGAAGCGGGTTGAGGGGAATCCTCGGATTCTCAACATCAACCGTACTTCTGGCCTGCTGAACTATTCCTATTCTGGTCCCGTATACGCACGAGAGTGCAACGTGGACCGGAACTCGACCTTGTTTCCGGCTGTCCCCTCTGACATAGGCGATCGTATGATTGCCTTGGGGACTACGGCTATTGCAAGGACGATCCCGACTAATCCGGTAGCTGGTGCCGCGCAGTTTCTGGGCGAGTTACGGGAAGGTCTTCCGACCATCCCGGGGTCATCCTATGTCAATCGTGGTGGACTTGCCGGCTTCGCCGACGAGTACATCAACGTTGAATTTGGGATTAAACCTATCGTCTCAGATCTCCGGAAATTCGGAGAGGCTGTCCGGACCTCGTCAGAGGTCTTGGATCAGCTAGAGCGCGACTCCGGTCGCCTGGTAAGGCGACGCTACAGTTTCCCTGAGGTGCGGGAGGTGTCCGAGCCCGAAGTACTGAGCTCGAACATCAGCTACGGTTCGCCGCCCTTGCGGTTGGCGAATCCGTCGGCTTTCCTCCAAACATCGGGTCGACTCACCAAGCAGCGTGTCGTGACGACACGCTACTGGTTTTCCGGTGCGTACACTTATTACTACGATCGCGGCGATAGTGCCCGGTCACGTATTAAGCGTACGGAACAGGATCTCGCGAAACTGTTCGGGCTCAGGCTTACGCCTGAGCTCCTCTGGGAGTTGACCCCGTGGAGCTGGCTTGTCGATTGGACGTCGAACATGGGTGATGTTATCCATAACTTCTCGGCGTTCCACAACGACGGTCTGGTCATGAGATACGGTTACATGATGTGTCATATGACCATCAGTGATACGTATCTGCTCGACGGTGTCGTCTATGCGGATGGCACCGGAGGGCCCCTTGCACAAACCTTCACCACAGAGGTGAAGAAGCGTGTGAAGGCGACCCCCTACGGGTTTGGCCTGGATCCTGACGCATTCACACCGCGTCAGTGGGCCATCTTGTCAGCCCTTGGGATCTCCAAGGGGGGCAAGCTGCTGTGAGCAAGGAAAGTCGTATCCACGACCTTTCTCTTTCAGAGGAGGCATCCTTAGGATGCTTCTTCTGGCTTGCAGCCTGTGGAGTCACAGGGTTAGTGGCCATGTTGCTAGCCTCTTGTACCCCACGATCCATCCCACAGGATGATCCGCCGCAACCAGTGGCGGACGCCCTGTCTCTACCGCAGGAGATATGCACTCATGTTCACCGACCCTCAGTCGATCACTGTCAACGCTGTGGCGAACGTGCTTCCGCGCGTTCAGACCAATCAGAGTGGCGCCGTCTATAGTAAGGACGACGGCAATCTGAAGCTGACCGTTTCGAGCGCCTATGGAAAGCGCACGCGACGGACGGCCAGGGTTGACTTCCGGAAGACCGCTGCTGATCCTCTGTTCCCGGCCCAGAACACGCCCTACTCGATGAGTGTTTACATCGTGGCGGACGTGCCCCCGGTTGGGTTCACGATCGTTGAGCAGAAGCAGATCGTCGACAGTCTTACTGCCTGGCTGACTGCTTCTTCCGGTGCGAACGTCACCAAGGTTCTTGGTGGCGAGTCCTAACTGCGAAGTTAGGTCTCGACTGAGTACCTCCCGGAGTACTGGGGGGTAAATCGGTGAAACACATGTGTGCTCGGGATGGTCTAGCCCCTTCATCGAAAGGAGTAGGCCATGAAAAGCCTCATGTGTCTCTGCGCGGAAATCCTCGCTGAATGCGGGGATTGGTGTAGCGTGAGCACCAGCCGTGATCTCAAAACGATCACGGCGCGTGTCGAAGACGAGGGGTTATCGTTTCTGACGATAACCCTGCCTGAGTTTGGAAAAGACCTCGAAAAAGGTCTGGACCTTGGTCAGGCGATCCCATCTCTCTGGACCGGATGGTCCAAGAGAGGAGGTCTCCCCCGATTCCTCGGAGGTTTCCTCGATCTGATCTTCGACCGTGCGAGCGGACGGTTGCTCGATGAACCTTCAGTCGATGCCATCCGTTCCGTCCGTCAGATTACTCTGATGTTCGGGAAGGTTGGTCTCGAATGTTCTGAGCCCCGCCGGGAGGCGGCGCTGAGGAACTTCATCGAGTGTGAGCAGGAGGTCCGCCGGGCCGACGAAGAGCTGACTCCGGTTAGACTGGAGCAGTTCAAGCGGCTCGGATCCCTGCTTTGGCGAGATGTACTCACGCGCGTAGACTGGGAAGTCTACGAAGGTGAAGTCACGCCGAAGCATGGGCCCGGCACCACCGCTGATCGACTTGTGGGTAACCAGAAGTACGATCAGAGGGAGTGGACCGAGCGTCTAGAGACCTGGTTTCCCTTCTTGGAGGGTTTCGTAGCCCCCAATGCAGGTGCATACCAGGACTTTGACGATGTGGACATCCTCGAACCTGGGCGTGAACGACCCGTTAGGGTTATCACTGTCCCTAAGACGCTCAAGACGCCACGCGTGATTGCGGTAGAACCCACTGCGATGCAATACTCGCAGCAGGCGATATCGGAATCGCTCGTGACCCATCTTGAGGGGAAGACTAACCCCTACAGATGGATCATCGGATTCACCGACCAGGACCCTAATCGGGTCATGGCACGGAAGGGGTCCCTTATGGGGAACCTCGCGACGCTCGATCTGAGCGAAGCATCCGATCGCGTCTCGAATCAGCTCGTACGTGCGCTCGTCGAACCGTGGCCTCACCTTAGTGGGGCTCTCGATGCGACGCGCTCACGGAAGGCTGACGTTCCTGGTTTTGGCGTTATACGCCTGGCCAAGTTCGC